TTAATTATTTTAGCATTGAAGAATTAGATGAGTTACCTGTAATTATTGATATAAATACGCATGATGAAATTCACTATGCCGAGCTAGAAATTATTGAGGAATATTTTGATGAAGAAGAAATACAAAACGAAGAAGAAACAACCGAAACAATACACGAAGAAGAAGAAGAATTACACGAAGAAAGCGTAGAAGAAAATACTGAAGAACCTGAAGAAGAAACTACCGAAGAACAGGAAGAAGATAGACCTGATAATTCATCATTAATATCACAAATGACCGAACAAGGTGTTCGTGTATCTCAACAAAATGGTCAATCACAATCTGATACAGCCACATCAAATGTACAAAACAATAATCAAACAATATCTTCTACCTTATCTTTTGAGGGCGTTGGTGTTTCAAATCAGATAGCCCAAGAAACGCAACAACAAAATACAGTATTGTCATCAATTAATATTGTACCAATTAATGTTGGCACAGATATTGCCGCACCGACTATTGCTACAGTTGAGGTGACAACCATAGACATAGCCACACAAATTGAAAATAGCAGCACACAAGTATTAAGCATAAGTGAAGCACAGGAATTGCAAGAAAGTATTATTGAATCAAATCTTGCGACAATAGAGGAACAGAGCCAAATTCAAGAAAGTACAGGAGAATATAGTGAAACTTTACAAGATACGCTTTTAGGGATTATGGCTTTTGTTCCATCATGGTCTAATTATTTACAAATGGAACTACAAGATCGTGAAACTTTTTATCAACCTCGCCAAATCTATACAAATGTTGTGATGTATGATAATAATAATGGGTTAGCAAGTTTAGTGGGTACATCAAATGATACACATTATAATATGCTGCAAGATAATAACTTAGATTTTTTTAGGAGTAACAGATGAAAAACTTAATGGATAATTTACAAAAATACCTGCTAGTTCTAGGGGTTGTTTCTGCAATAGGTGGCTCGTTCTATACAGCGGCAACTAACATTAGCACAATAAATAATCGTTTAGATAATCTTGAGGGTAGTAAACAAAGCATTGATTTAGCACCATTGGAAACCCAAATAGCTATTTTAGAAGAAAAGGTTAGCAAGTTAGAAAAAGCTGCCGATAACAATAAAAATCCTTTAGCACAATGAAAGATAATCAAGGCGGTTTAAAAGCCTTTTTAATATGTTTAAGTATTATCTATGGAACTATTGCAATTACTATACAATTAAGTTTCTAACACATTTTTGACACAAACCAATTTCATAAATAAATTATAAAAACAAGATTTTTTTTTAATATTTGATAAGCCAATATAGCCCTTAATTTAATAAGGGCTAATTCGTTGGGGAACGATTTTAAGTTATTAGCCATAAACCTAATATCTGTTTTAAGTATTATAACTTATGGCTTACAAAATGATAGTAATTTTAATATCTTTGAATTAGATTTTTGTATAGCAGCCACTAGTCAAAGACGAAAAAGGTCGCTTACAAATGAGCTAAATGATGACCTAGACGATAGCACTTAGACAACCAATATAAGTTACAAATATTACTATTTTAATTATTGTGTCGAATTTTTTTTGTATAAATTTTTCCATTATTGACTCCTTGATTTTGTTATAAATCCTTTTATTTTAGCGTTCAACTAAATTCGTTAGATGTGACAAAAAAACATAATAAATTTTATACTTGTGTATAAATGTTAATAATGTTATAACATCATTTAACAGCCAAATGGTATGGCAGGTGAGGGGGGTTTCCTTTCTAAAAATAAATGACAAACATTCCCCCCTCACAATTTATTATGGAATTGGTATGATAGATATAACGAATATAATTAATTTACCGAACAAAGTTGGTGAAACACTTATATTAAAACCTGCCGACTGTACAAATAAATTTTATCACTCACTTAATAATTGGATTGGCTCTAGCACTTGGAAAGACTGGGCTGCCAAAACAGCTAAAGAAGCAAAGTTTGGTAAAAGAAATTTAAGTAACAATATAGAAATACAGATTGGTAGTGCTTTTCATTTGTTGTTGGAAGATGAAGAACAATTTAATAATGATATATTTTTTACTAATGCTGATGGTCGGTCAAGCGAGTACAAAGAAATAAAAAACAACTTAGAAGATGGACAATTAATTTTTAAATTAAATATTAAGAATATGTTGTACGCTATGAGGGATAGTTTGTTTTCACATAAGTTGTCTGACACATATTTACATCACGAAAGTTCAAAAAAAGAATGGTCATATTTTATTTACGACAAAGATTTTAAACAAAAAATTAGGTGCGATCTATCAAGGGTAGGTATTAAAGACCCAAACAAAGACATAATAGTTGATTATAAAACAGCTGCTAGTGTTGACCCAAGAAAGTTTGCAAGGTCGGTTAAGGACTTTGGCTATCATATACAGGTTGCACATTATGTTGATGTTTATGAAAAGGTAACAGGTCGTCAAGTTGAGGATTTTGTTTTTGCTTGTGTGGAAAAGAAAGAACCATATTTAACTGCATTTTATACATTAAACAAACAAACATTAGCAGAGGGCAAAGCGGCATTAATTGAAGCAAAAAGAAAATATACATTTTGTCACGATATGAATGATTTTGGTGGTTATCCTGAAATCTTAACTGAAATAGGGTTAAGCAAATGGGATTTAGAATTTACTAACAGCGTGGATAATAATTAATATGGGTGTTTATGGAGATAATATGGGTAAAAAATTAATTAAAGGTAAAAAACCTACTGATAAAGGTAAAACACAATCTCATGCAGGTGGTGATAGCAGACCATTAAAAAATGATGTGGTTCGTGAAAACGATAAATGGGTTAGAAAAACTATTGCTATGGAGAATAAGTAGATGGTGGACAAAGAATATGAAATGTCTAGGCAAGAATATTTAGCTGAACAAGAAGAACATGACAAAGCTATGAATCATTATGACGAAGATGGATTTTGCATATTTTGTGAAAAACACAGGGAAGATGGCATACACTATCAATGTTGGAAACACTAGGAGGTAACAATGAACAACAAACAAGAAATAACAGAAAAGTTAAAGACACTATTAGGTGAAGATATTACTGAAGAAAGATTTAATGAATTAACTTGGCAACTACCACAAAATAAAGGACTACATATTATTACAAATAAAGGTTGTCAAATTATTGCTGCAAGGCAAGACCTATATGTTCATTATGATTTGCCAATAGTTATACAAGATAACATTGTTATCAAGGCAAAAGTTTTAACCAAAGATGGCAATTTAATTGAAAGTTTTGGTGAAGCAAATAGTAAAAACTGTAAGAACGCATACCCAATATCTATGGCTGAGAAAAGAGGACACGATAGAGTTATTTTAAAAGCGTGTGATGTGTATGGTGATATTTATAGTGAGGAAGAAAATCCTGAAGAATTTAGCAGAGAAAATAGTGATGATAAACAAGGCTACAGCCAAGTTAGCAAGGACAATCAATATGATGGGTTTTTGTTAGAAATTAAAATGATACTTACACAGGAAGATTTTGATACAAAATGGAAAGACTTACAAAATCGTTTAAAAAATAGCGATCTTGATGATAGTCAGAAAAAGGAAGTTCACAAAACAATTATAGATAAATTTACAATTAACAACCAATAGGAGAAAAAATGAGTAGTTTAAATAAAGTTCAATTAATAGGTAATTTAGGTAATGACCCTGATATTATAAATGAGGGGAAAATAGCTAAATTTTCACTAGCAACAAGCGAGTCTTGGAACGATAAAACATCAGGTGAAAGAAAGACAAAAACCGAATGGCATAATATCGTTGTTTATAACGAGGGTTTGGTCGGTGTTGTTCAACAATATGTTAAAAAAGGTTCTAAGGTATATGTTGATGGTCAGCTGCAGACTAGAAAGTGGGAAGATAAAGATGGTGCGACTAGATATACTACTGAAGTAGTGCTTCAGAGTTTTAATAGTACATTAATTAT